CAAATGCGGGCCAGTTGGTCACAGGTATCATTTCTGAATCGCGCCCTTCTTTGAGTAGACGCTGCAAAGCTGGCTCATCAGCCGCATAGATACCCATCACTTTGAGTGACTTGGTTAATATGCGTATTCTGTTGGTGATTTCATCAAGCTCTTTTGCTTGGTCTTGATACAGTGCGTAATCTGGTACGGGTATCAGGCTGTCAGTTGTCAGCGTGGCATAGAGTGGCTTAGGACATGGGAAGAACGCTTCCAGCTCTAACGGGTCGGGTCGCTCATCCAGCAATTGATCGTAGCCTGTGCACAACCAATACACCGCTTTTGAAGGCTTGCACCAGATTTCCCACACTTCGGCTTTAGCTAGTGCATTGCGCTCTGCCTCTGTTTTGTTTTCGTCTTTCGGCTGGTTTGTCAGTGGCACTTGCGCGAACTGCTTGCCGAAGCGTTCTACTACTTCTTCACGAGATAGATAGACTTTACGTGCTACCCATGTAACTTCTTCCCATGTCCTGACTGGATCATGGGCGAAATCTTTCCAGCTTACATAATCAACGGGAGTGGTTTCGTTGGTGATTGACTCTAACGGCTCGCCAACCTCTACATCTTCATAGATGCTTGGCTCTTGCTCGATAGTTTCGATGGTCGGCTCATAGCGCACCCAGGCCACACCACGACCAGGAAGCAACCTGTCATCTACAACATTTGATAGCCCTGTGTAGTAATCATTATATTGAGTGATTTCGTAGGATAACGCACGTTCAAGGATTTGAACGGCTGTCCTGGCTACAGGGTCTTTATCATTGAACCGTCTTGAAACTTCGGGCTTTGGAACTTTGGCAAATATCGCAGGCTTGAGCGTCTTGAAATTAGACCAAAGAACGTTGAAATGCGCCTCGCCGTTCTCGCTGTCTTTGCGATCATCACGAAAACGCTTAACTATCTCAGTGCCGCGCCGCTCGAACTTCTCACGGTAATCGTCTTTATATCGCTTTAGTTCGTCGGCCCAGTGTTGAGCCGACTTACTTTGTTCATCTGCCATTTTGCCGCCGTCGTTAAATCTTGTCGGGTACGGTGCCACTTGACACCGGGTACTATTATACTATATGTAATGATATAACATATCAAACACGTTTAAACTTTTTGGGCGTGGATTCCCATAGCTCATTTAGTGATTGTTGATCCCAGAATTTAGGCTGGAACTTTTCCTCTGCCGTTGGTTGATGCTCTTTTAACACCTGGCAACCATAGGCAAAAGCGTCACCCGGATGACTAGCCCAGTTATGCTTTGGCTCTTTGCTGAATATCCCATCATCTTCGTTATACTCAAACTCCCAAGCCCTTAGACCATCAAGCCCAGCCTCGCATTCACTTTTATTGAACGCACACTGTTTTATAAACGTCCTGGCCGCCTCTATCTGATCTCCCTTTCTAGCCATTGGCACTATTCCGACTTTACCCATGCCAAATGCTGCCTGGAAGCGTTGTTGGCTTGTGTGTTTGCTTTGGAATGTCTTGTGTCTAGCGTCGTGTGGCAACCATATCTTGCCCAGTGTTGCGCCTAGTTCTTTGATGTTTTGCTGTATCCGTGGAATCCAGTCATCAGCATCGAGGCCATGATCGGCATCATATCGAACCACGTTAGCCCCACCCAGCACAGGCTGCCAATACCAGAACCCCGCCGTATCCCTAAAGCCCAAGTCACAAGACACAATCAAGCCTGCCCCGTGCTTGTCTGTCATGACATCGTCAGTGATACGCCCGTCACGTTCAGCCTCATTAACCCACCGTGCCAGGATAGCGCCTTGACTGCTACCGTAAGCACCGCCCCATACATGTTCAGCCTTGTCTGGGTCTGCTGCGTAATCTGCCAGCATGTCGTCGTATAGTGGCAGCTCTTTGAACCACGGATTATCTACCCAGTTAATCATCACGCTGATAGCGTTGGGTGGTGGTGTATGCCTAAAGAATTTGTCTACTGCGTCTGTTTTATAGCGAGGGTTCCAGCTAAACCACAATTCAGACCCTTGCTTTCTAAGTGTGGGCCTGAGCAGGTCTAGCGAGTGCTGGCTTAATGTCTGCGCTTCCTCTACCCATGCTACATCAAAATTTTCCAGTGATTTGATGTTGGCAGCGTTATAGCTCTGCATACCACGGAACACAATCAGGGAGCCATTTTTAGCCCTGATTTCTTGATCGAGTATCTCAAAGTCATCACTCAAACCTAAGCCAATGATTTTGTCTGTGAGTAGCTGCTTTACAGAGTCTTTAATCGAGTTTTGCACCTCACGAATACAAACAACCCGTGTTTGCTCTATCAAGCACTTGATTACGATCTGCTCAGCGAAGAAATGGGACTTCGCCCCACCCCTTCCGCCATATGCGCCTTTGTATCGCATAGGCTGGCAGAGTGGTTTTAACTTAGCGGGTACTCTAAGCTTTAGTATCGACAAATTCGATTTGGATTTTGTTGACTGTTGACAGTGGGTTTCCGTCTTTACCTGTCAGTTCTTGTTTAACTTCTGTAGGCGCATTGCTCAATCTTTTATTTAGTAAAAACTTTGCAGCATCAATCTGTGATTGACTCATTTCTACTTCACCAAGTACATGATCTTGCAAGCGTTTTACAAGCTGGGTGGCTTGTATTTTTTGTTTGACAGTTTCTTGATTAAATGGGTTTAACCTGGCTGCCATATCATGATTTCCATTATTTTACTATCGCTCATACACTACATATAGTGTTTTAGATGCTTAATTATACCTGTTTTGCACTAGATGTAGTAATTGTTATTTATTCAATTAATTGTGTTGACAAATAGAATAAAGAAAGTATTATTTAAACCGTGGCAAGCATCCACACCGACATAGCGGAACTGGGAACCTAATCTGGAGAAGATCATGAAAACCATCGACACACAATGCGGCATTTACAACACTGAATACACCCTGATTAAACACAGAGACGGGTCAATATCAGTAAAAACACCCTACATAAAATGGGTGAACAATTCCGGTTCTTTGGCCTTTAAAATAGTAAAAATAAAAAGATTTGCTGAACAAGCCATTGATTGCTTTAAAGGCTCTGATGCTGAAATGTCAATTAGCGAAATAGTTTATGAAAACGAAAGCCATGGAAACTAAGCCACACGGAATGACCGGAAAAAGAAACGCTGCTAAAGACGATAGCAGCGCCACATCATTCATTCACGCTAGATGCAAGCCTCAAGACAAGGCCATTTGGGTTCGAGCTGCCCAGGCCGAAGGTTTGAAGCTTACTGAGTGGATTGTACAGAGATTAAACGCATCCAATCAATAAACGCTGTCTTATGACTGTAACCCATGCCGGTGTATCTAGCGCACCGGCATAGCCATTTGCCGTTTACTTTAGTTAGTCGGGGTTTCACCGTATGCCTTTACTAGCTGTAACGCCTTGCTGACCGTTGTATTGACCTTTATTCGCGTAGCTTGCGTGTTGTGGCACTGGTGCATGTCTGAAAAACAGCATTTGTCCACACTTCATGCCCGGACGAATCAATAAAGGTTGATTGCTGACGTTGTGAAACTCTAGCGTTAGATTTCCCGACCACCCACTATCAGCAAACCCGGCTAGTAAATGCGACAAACCGTTTCGCGCCATGCTGGATTTTAGTTTGTACTCTGCCGAAACATCATCATGTTTTGATAAGTCGAACCACTCAACCGTACTTGCAAGAAAAAATTCACCTGGTTCAATAACATAGCCGCTTTCGTCCATTTCAATTTCTTGCAGTTCAATGTTTTCTTTGTTTGCTAGGTCGATAACTCTATGCGTAAAAGACAAATAATTGTTTTGCCGCATGATATTTTTACACAGCGTTAAATCAATTGAAGCTGCATTTATGTTCTCAATCGGCGCATCAATCACACCAGCTTCAACCAACTCAACCAATTCGTTATAGCTCAATAGACTCATTTCCCCATCCTTTCAATCATTAAATCAATGTAGTGTTTGGCTTTCTCCAAATCTTCAACACCACCCTTTTTATCTGCTCTGCAAATGTATTTGATTACATTACCCGCAGAAAATGAAAGCTCGTTCCCCTCGATAAACTGAATCGGTTGTATTGCCATATCCTTGTAATGACTGCCGCCAACTTGTCTATTCATTGCCTTAGCATGGTCTGTTGGCATTGCATTTTCAATAGCTTTATTTCTGCATTGATGCGCAACATCGCATATTGCACATATCATAAGTGGTGCTGGAATTCCATAACTTCCATAGCATTCTGGGTGTTCTTGTGATTTATGCATATAATCTCTCCATTGTTTAGGTAATGACCAAAGATTAATCGGCCCGAATTGCATACTGTTCCCATGCTGCCGCCCTAGCCTCGTCATTAGTCATCCCATCGCTAAAGTTGCGCCCGCAAATCATAATAAACGCTTCCTCCTGAACATCATCAGGCACAGGCAACCCATTTGCTTTGCATTGGTTATGCAGGTATTGAATGTCTAATGTGCTGGGTTCTTGATAACTCACCAGTACACCCGACAAGTTAGTCTCGAACCGTCTATAAACTGATATTCGTACGAGCTTATCAGTAACGTAGACATTAACACCGTCATCTTTACCGCTTGAAAGTAAGCCGAAAAATCACGGTTTTCTGTAAGTGGCTTTGTATTTCTCTTGATCTGTTCTGCTACTGTCACAAACACCCCTCCAATATCCTATCTATACGTCTATCAACAGCCTTACAGCCCTTTACAAGCTGACCAGCTACCCAAGCCACACCCATCACCAGCATGATGACCACAGCCGCTATAACAGTCCCGGCTGATAAAGTGACTAAACAAACATTGTTTTCTTTTGCTGTTTTTAATACGTGTGCGTATGTTTCTGGATGCTCAAAGCCTGTATCACAAAACAACGCAATGACATTTTCAGGATTAAATTTTTGTAGTGCCAACATCAAACAGGCTTGCGAGTCTTTGCCTCCCGACAACGGAACAACACATTCAATTTTTTGATTGATTGAATCTAACCCTGTGGCTTGTATTCCATACTTTTGTAAATCCATCTCACTCACTATAACTATTAGGTGAATTATTAGACCGCCCCTGCTTCATGTCGTATCGAGTACTTGGAACAGCCCTATATATCTTCATGCTCACTATCGCTTTGCCGTGCTTGCATGTTGTATCGGTTTCACTGACACGATTACAGAAAGGACACTCAAACTGTTGCACTTAAATACTCCTGCATAGCTTGCTTTGCCTCATCAACCCCATAACACACCCGCACTGGATAGCCAGCACTGGTAAGCCTTTCAATCACTTCTTTTTGTACTTTTGAAACTACGCCATTCTTAGGCTCTTTAAGCTCGATGTACAGTCCGGGCTTACCGTCAGCAACAAACAAATCTGGAACGCCCGCCAGCACCCCTTCTTGCTTCAATTTAAAGGCTGTCAGCTTGTTACGATGCCCACCGTTAGGAATGGCATACACCAGCACATCAGGGTAATGCGTTTTAGCCCAGGCAATGAAGGCTACTTGATGCTCGTGTTCTGTTGTTGGGGTCATATCAACCCCGCATAGTTATCATTAAGAACTGTTTGAAATGATTTAATTGAATGAGTTTTTCCCCATTGACTGGCCATTGCATCAGCTATGCCTTGATAGGTTTTGCTGCGTATCTTTGCCCTGTCTGGTGATGGCGGCAGCCTGTGTATTCTTGCCACTCTACCGTCAACAATGTTTGTTGCTTGCAAAGGTTTTAAGCCTTTTAGCCATAACGCTGTAGCTTTGGTTTCCCCATGCCCAAACTGCCACGGCTGTACAATTTGATCCGGTTTTCTCCAGAGGCTGGACATAATGCAAATAGGGTTTTCAATAGCGATTTGTGGTATGTCGGCTTTAGCCAGTTTCATAAAAAAGCTAATTGCCTGAGCTTGTCTGCCATCCAATTTTTTAGCTTCAAAATGTCTCGATCCACTAACCGCTAAATGCGTACATGGCGGGTGCGCAATCATCAAATCCCACTGAGCATCTATCACATCAAATACATCACCCTGATAATGCGGCCCTGGCACGTCTGTAGGCAAAATGTCACAGCTCATAGCATCATGACCTAATGCGATAAAAGCATCCCTGACAGTCCCGCTATATTCACAAGCTACTAACACTCGCATAGTTCAACTCCTTTTTGAATTGGCTGAATTGGCATGAATTGACATAACAAAAACGCCAATTCAAGTTGTTGTTTTATAAAGAAAATATATATAAATATTAAATTGACATATATATATATACCCTGTGTTATAGATAGGCATGGGTATGCCCTAGCTTGCCAATTTGCCAATTCACCGTTTTTGCTTTTTAAATCAAGAAGTTGATTTGACATTTTGCATTGTCAATTCAATGTCAATTTGACAATTCAAGCGCAATAAACGCCATTCTTGGCTTACCGGGCTTTCCTTCACGGGTATTAACCAGTGCAATAGACTCTGCCTTAACAAGAGCTTGCAATACTTCTG